TTCATATATACGACCACGATAAAGAGGAGTCGTTTCAAATCGTAAGTAAAAGTAAGTTTATATATTGGTTAAATGACCATGCAGACCAAGATAGATACTCTTTCTTTACAACTTATTCCAAACTAAAAAAATATATAGGAGATGCGTAATGAATGAACTTGCTAGACTAGAATATATACATTGTGCTATACAAGAGGCATTGAATGGCAATAAAGATATGCTTTTTAAAGCATTAGAATGTGTTGAAGATTTAAGAGAACCCTATTTAAAAGAAAGGAAATAAAAATGGCTAATGACAGAATGAATGAATATTACTCTCAACTTGAGGGGTATAAGATAAAGAAATATTTAGGCGAGGGAGATGATGGGTTTCCTGCCTTTCTTTTAACTGCACCACATTATAAAGACATTAAAATAGAGGTTAGTCGTGACCCTGAAGGTAATGATGGTGGCTTTTTATTTATAGGATATGCTAATGAGAGTGCATGAAGTATTAGATGCTTTGGAAAAAGCATATAATGAGGACACAACTTCTGATATAAAATTGTTAGATGTTGTGAAAGAAACAATCAACTATTTGAAAGGAGTAAAAAATGATACATAAAATAATTGAAATGTTTAACTTACATCAAGATAAATATGGAGAGGGAACACCTTTTGATTTAGACTATGGTAAGTTAATAATCATTGGACTATGTATATACATAGCTATTATGGTCTCGTAATGAGACCTGATGATTACGATAAGATTATGCTAGTGTTTTTTGCACTAGCAATCTTCTTTACTATTATAAATGAAATTTATTAATGGAGTAAATTATGAATGTAAAAGTAACTGATGAGCAAAAGGAAAGAATCCTTGAGAGTATGAATCAATTAAGAGAATTAAATAACGATGTTATGGATACTTGTCCTGTAAGATATGAGCAGTTATGTGCCATGAGTGGACTAGAGTATTTACTAGCAGACATATTTAAAATGGAACTTCCTAAATGTGAGCATAATCATGTAAACAGGTGGAGAAGTTATAAGTTTAAATAAATTATTAATGGAGTAAAATGTATGAGTGAATGGAAATATGTTAGGACAAATTCAAAAGGCAAAAAAATATACAGAAGAAACACTAATGAATCTTTAGAATTTGTTATAGACTACTTACAAAAACAAGACCTACCATACGAAGTATGTATGTCAGCAAGTTTTATTTATATAACTAATATAGCAAACATACAATATTTATATTATTGGACTACAGGGAGATGGTGTGCAAGGCAACCTCATATAAGTCTTTATGAAAAACACGAGCATAGTAAAGGTATAGAGGATTTTGTTACTAATTATCTTCATGCTGATACAGCCACACAAATATCTTACAAATTTGAAGATTCACATACTGCTTGTTTTAGTTATCCTAATTGTGACGAAGCACCATTAGGTTGTGTTATTCGTATGGGCAAAGATGTAGAACCTTATGGACACAGGGATTAAACATGAGCAAAATGACGATTAAAGAACTTGTAGATGAATACTATAAGTCTAGTGATTTCAATATGTTAGCAGAGAAAACTAAAGTAGATTATTCAAATTGTTTATCTACCATGTTGAACACAAAAGTTAGTGATGTTTCTATTTATATAACTAAAGTAGATAAACTAACAGGTGCTATGGCAAGGCAGTCATATGAACAATGGCTAAATCGTGGCATTTATATGGCAAATCATATTGTAGCAACATCTAGGAAAGTGTATTCATTTGCTATGGAAATGGGTTATGCAGAATATAATCCATTTTCTACATTTAAATGTAAGACAACGAAACCTAGAAAGATTACTTGGACAAGAGAGCAGATAAAACAGATGCTAGATTTTTGTTATAGTGATTTTAAATATAGAAGTATAGGATTAATTGTGCAAATGGCATATGAATGGTGTCAAAGAGTAGGCGATATGAGGTTACTCAAGTTTGAGGACATAGATTATAAGAAAGGCATACTCAATTTAGAGCAATCTAAACGAGGTGCAAGTGTTTCCCTACCTATCAGCGAAGATTTACTTGAAATGCTTATACAACAGAAAGACGAGTATGGATTCCAAGAATATGTTGCACCTATTCCAAAGGCGATTAGAGGAGCATACAAGCCATATACTTTATTTAGACTATCTATAGTGGCAAGACAGGTTATCAGGCTCTGTGGACTGCCTAATGAGCTACGAATAGCTGATTTAAGAAGAACAGGAACTACAGAGATGGTTGAGGCAGGAGTATCAATGGGTCAAATTATGTCTGTTACAGGTCATGCAAATCCACAGTCAGTTAAACCTTACATGAAAAATACTTACGATAGTGCAAAAAATGCCTTGACACTTCGTAAAAAGTATGATATTAACACTTAAAGTGTTCACAGAGAGTGATTATTAATGAATATATATACATATATAAATGATTTACATTTAAGTGTAGGAGAGAATAGAAGAATGAATTGTCCTTCTTGTAATGGATATAAAACTTTTAGTATAACGAACAACATGGGGAATCTTCTGTGGAATTGTTACAAGGCATCTTGCACTTTATCAGGCTCAAAGAGAATACACTTATCTGTAGATGATATTAAGTCTTCTTTTAGTGAAGCTAAACAACAACAAGATGAATTTAGTATGCCTGAATATGTTGTATATCATATGGACAGACCTGAAGTAAAAAGGTTTGCATATGACTATGGAATAGATTATAAAAGAATACCATTATACTACGATATAAAAGAGAAGAGAGTGGTTTTTCCTATTAAAAACAATGGGTTAATAGTAGATGCAGTTGGTAGAGCAACGACATTTAGATTACCCAAATGGAAAAGATATGGAAAAAATAACTTGCCTTTTACTTATGGTTGTGGTATGGTGGCAGTTGTAGTTGAGGATTGCATTAGTGCATCTGTCGTGGGTAGTGATGTTTTTGTAGGGGTAGCTGTGTTGGGAACATCATTAAGCGAATCACACAAGGAGTATCTATCGCAATTCTCTACTGCAATAATAGCACTAGACCCTGATGCAATGCCCAAGACACTAGCCTTTGCAAAAGAGTTAAGAGGTCATGTGAATGATGTAAGAGTATTAAAACTGAAAGACGATTTAAAATATAAAAATGAAGAAGACTTTGATAATTTAAACAAGCTAACCCCAAAGGAGATACAACATGGAATTATCGCTAATTAGAAGTCTGTTAGATAAGAAGTTTTATGATGAGCATAGAGGTGCTAAATGTCCTGACAGACTATTCAGTAAAGATGTAAGAAAGATTAAACAAGCCATTGATAAAGCTATGGCTACTTATGAGAGAAGTGTAACACCTGATGAGATTGAAGCATTATTTATATCAGGTAATCCTTCTATGACTACTGCACAGAAACAAGCATACTTGAGTTTGTTTACACAAATAAAAAAGGAGAGTCCTCTTGGAGAAGATGTTGCACAAGAAGTATTATCTAAACTATTTCAGCAGGTTGTTGGCGAAGATATTGCTAATATTGGTTTTGACTATGTTAATGGTAGTCAATCCTCGCTTGAACCCATTAGAAATATTTTGGAGTTATATGGAGATGATTTTACACCAAATTTAAATATAGAGTGGGATGATATGAGTTTAGAAACTTTAATATCCAAGAATAGTTTAGAAGCTAGGTGGACATTTAATATACCACCATTGACAAGAAAGGTAGAAGGAGTAAGTGCAGGACACCTAATTGAGATAGGTGCTAGACCTAACACAGGCAAGACATCTTTTCATGCATCATTGGTGGCGAGTCCAAATGGTTTTGCACATCAAGGTGCTAAATGTGTTGTGTTATGTAACGAAGAATCAGCACACAGAGTTGGTGCTAGATACTTAACATCAGCAACAGGCATGACTATGCACGACATAAAAGCTAATCCTGATAAAGCTAGAGACAAATATAATTTAGTGAAAGATAATATATTTATTAAAGATGCATCAGGTCGTGATATGGCTTGGGTGGAGAGTGTTTGTAAATCCTACAAACCTGACATAGTTGTATTAGACATGGGAGATAAGTTTGCAAGGACAGGTGGTTTTGCTAGAGCAGACGAAGCACTAAAAGCAAATGCTATTCATGCTCGTCAAATTGCCAAGATGCATGAGTGTGCTATCTTTTATATGTCGCAGTTATCTGCTGAAGCAGAAGGCAAGATGTATCTTAATCAGGCAATGATGGAAGGCAGTAGAACAGGAAAGGCAGCAGAAGCCGATTTAATGGTTTTAATTGCAAAAGATGCAGTTAAGAATCCTGATAACGAAGAAGAAAGTCCTGCTAGACATTTAAATGTGGTCAAGAATAAATTATCAGGTTGGCATGGTGTTGAACATTGTGAATTAGATTATCTAACTGCGAGGTATCTATAATGAAAATAACACTTGATGTAGAGAATACAGTAACCAAGAGAGATGGCAAGATGCATCTTGACCCATTTGAACCTACCAATAAATTGGTCATGGTGGGTATATTAGATGACTATGGTAATGAATACTTATATAACATAGAAGAAGGAGTTGAGGGCATTCAGGAAAAACTAGATAAAGCCACAGTTCTTATAGGACATAATATCGCATATGATTTAATGTGGTTGTGGGAATGTGGATTTAAATATGATGGTGTAGTGTTTGATACTATGTTAGCAGAGTATGTTATACAACGAGGTATTAAACAGCCATTATCATTAGATGCCTGTGCTGAAAGATATGAACTTGCTACACAGAAAAAAGACACACTAAAAAAATACTTTGATAAAGGAGTGGCAGTTGATGAGATACCTAGAGAAGAACTAGCAGAATACTTGTCTGCTGATTTAAAGGCAACACAAGAATTGTCAAACCAATTATACAGAAAGTTACTTACTACAGAGTATGCTAGTCTTATGGATTCTGTTATACTAACAAACAAAGTGGCAGTTACACTAGCACGAATATATAGAAATGGTTTTTCAGTAGACAGAGATAAATTACAAGAAGTGAAAAAAGAATTTGAACAGGAAAAACTACAGATAGAAGATAGGTTAAAAGAACAAGTTATACAACTAATGGGAGATACACCTATTAATTTAAGTAGTCCTGAACAAATGTCTTGGGTAATTTATAGCAGGAAACCCAAAGATAAAGCCATGTGGGCGAATAAGTTTGTGCCTTACATGGAAGATAAATTATATAAAGATGCAGTAAAAGATAATTCTGATATAGTTTATAAGACTACTGCCATACAATGTAATCATTGTTTTGGTAAAGGACATATAAGAAAGACAAAAAAAGATGGCACACCTTTTGCAAGACCAACGAAGTGTAGTCATTGTGATGGTGTTGGATATATATTTCGTGCCACACCAAAGATAGCAGGATTAAAGTTTTCTGCACCTACATCTAAATGGGTAAGTGCAAATGGATTTACTGTTAATAAAAGTAATTTAAGTGTCCTACAGAATATAGCTAAAAAGAATAATCTTACACAAGCGAGTAATTTTTTAGAAGACTTACAAAGATTGTCAGCATTAGAAACATACTTATCTTCTTTTGTTGAAGGTATCAATACATACATTAAACCTGATGGCAAACTTCATGTTAGACTATTACAACATAGAACTGCAACAGGTAGATTTAGTGGAGCAGACCCAAATATGCAGAATATGCCGAGAGGTGGTACATTTCCTGTAAAGAAGGTGTTTGTTTCTCGTTGGAGAGAAGGTAAAATATTAGAGGCAGATTTTGCTCAACTAGAGTTTAGAACTGCAGCATATTTATCACAGGATAAGGTGGCAATAAATGAAATTAAAACAGGTTTTGATGTGCATTCCTATACTGCTAAAGTTATTAGTGAATCAGGTCAAAAGATTAGTAGGCAGGAAGCGAAAGCACACACCTTCGCACCTCTCTACGGAGCAACAGGGTTTGGTAGAACGAGAGCCGAAGCGAGATATTATGACCAATTTACGAAAAAATACAAAGAAATCTCACTATGGCATTCCCGATTGGCTAAAGAAGCTATAAGCACAGGCATGATAACCACACCTTCAGGTAGGCAGTTTTCTTTTCCTGATGTAGAGAGAAGTGCTTATGGAAAGGTATCACATTTTACACAGATAAAGAATTATCCTGTGCAATCTTTTGCTACTGCTGATATTGTTCCTCTAATACTGACACACATAGAAAGTAGACTTTCTTTACTAGAATCTTGTATTGTTAATACTGTTCACGATTCAATAGTTATTGATGTGCATCCTGATGAGATAAATAAAGTAGTATTTTTAATAAAAGAGATAAACCAAAACATAATTAATATCGTAAATGCCCAATTTAAAGTAGATTTTAATGTGCCATTATTATTAGATATGAAAATAGGTAAGAATTGGCTTGACACGAAAGATATTATGTGATATAACGATAAAACTTTTACATGAAAAGGAGTAAAATATAAATGAATAATGAAGTTACAACTATAGATACAAATAACTATGCAGTCATGGCAAAAGCTATGGGCATGGCAGGAGAAAGCGATTCCTCTGACAAAAAATCTAATACTTTACCTAGATTTAGAATACAACATAGTCCTATTATAGGGTCTGATAAAGTTCTCGTAAAAGGTGGAACTTTTAAATTAGATATACCTGACGATAAGATTATTTATGCTGAATCAGCTAAAATTAGACCTTTTGTGCAAAGATTTATGTATAAAAGATTTGTCAAGAATATGTCTGCAAAGGCAGGAGAGCCACAAGGCATATATCATAAGACGATTATGTCTGATAACTTGAATGCTGACTTAAAAGACAATCAAGGTAAGTTTAATTGTGGCAAACCATCAGGGTTTATTAAAGATTTTAAGGCATTGCCTGTTGATACACAGGAAGTTATCAAGCAAATCAAAAGAGTTAGAGTTATTTTTGGTTTGGTTGATTTACAGAAGTGTGTTAATGATAAAGGAGAAAGTGTAAAGCAAGACACCACTCCTTTTATTTGGGAAGTAGATAACAGAGATGCTTTTAAAACTTTAGGAGAACCATTTAAGCAGTTTTCTAAAGTAAAAAGATTACCTGTTCAGCACACTATTGTGTTAAATACGGAAGAGAGAAAGCTACCTAATGGCAATTCCTTCTTTTTACCTACGTACACTCTTAATTTGCAGGACACAATAGATGTTTCTACTGAAGACCAAGAAACTTTTATTAACTTTATGTCTTGGATTGATAATTATAACACTTATATATATAATGAGTGGGATATGAAGTCAAAAAAAGAGGTAACTGAAGAAGAAATGGAGACAGTTGAAGGCTTTATTGATGTTAAGGCAGAAGAAGGCTAGTAGTGAAAAGTAATAATCCATTTAAAGTCCACAATATTAACTACTTATCTCCTAGTAGTATAAATACTTATATCTCTGATATGCCTTTGTGGACTATGAGATACCTCTTTGGTGTTCGTTCATCTAGTGGTGCAGGTGCAGTAAGAGGTATCGCAGAAGAGTATGCTTTGGCAGAAAAATATGAGAAAGGTTTTTTTGATTTTAAGGCACTAGAAAGCAAGTTTATTGCATTGTGTTGCGAATCAAATGTTGACTTAAATGATTCAAGAACCTTGAAAGAAAAAGATGCTCTTCGTAGTTTTGGCACTATCCTTGACGAGAACTTTAATTATAAAAATCTTGAAACTTATCAAGAAAAGGTTGAAGTTCAACTTGAGGATTTGCCAATACCTATTATTGGGTATGTGGACTTTCTATTTAAAGATACTATTGTTGATTTAAAGACTACAAATAGAATGCCATCAAGACCTACCGAAGCACAGAAAAGACAGATGGCATTATATTCTATGGCATATCCTGAAAAAAGTGTAGATTTATTTTTTGTTAGTCCTAAAGGACATAAAATATTTACATTAGATAAACTAACTGCCTACAAAAAGCAATTAAAAAAGGTGGCATTTAGTATAGAAAAGTTTTTGTCTATTAGTGAAGATAGACATGAGTTGGCTTCTTTACTATATCCTAATTTTGACAAATGGGAGTGGTCAGATGATATGAAAAAAGAAGCTAAAAAAATATGGAGTAATAAATAATGTCAGATAAAAAAATTGAAGACTTAAAAGCTAGTATTGAAAGTATGGAAAAAGAATTAGCAGAAGCTAAAAAAGCATATCGTGAGATGAGAACGAAAGGTTTGCGAGAAGCTATGGAAGCAAAGAAACTAGCAGATGAAGCAGTTAAAGAAGAGATGAAAGCTCTAGGCTATGGGCATTCTCCAACTAGCTTTTCTTGGTATTGGAGAGATTTAAGCTAGTGAGAGGAAGAGCACAATTAGAAGATGGGTATAGGGGAACTTTAGAGAAAGCTATAGTCAAAGGCTTAAAAAGCAGACGAGCAAAGTTTAGTTATGAAACTCTGAAGATAAGGTGGGAAGAGTTAATCTACCACACCTATACCCCTGATTTTATATTAAACAATGGTATTATAATAGAAGCTAAAGGCAGATTTATTGGTAGAGAAAGAGTGAGAGCATTAGCGATAAAAAAACAATATCCTCATTTAGATGTAAGATTTGTATTTAGCAATAGTAATACAAAAATGTATAAAGATAGAGATACTACATATGCTGATTGGTGTAGAAAAAATAACTTTCTTTTTAGTGATAAGACTATTCCTATTTCTTGGATAAGAGAAAAGGGCAAGAATAACCACCCACCTTTTATAGACTGTGAAAAGAGAAAGTAGTTATATGACTATAAAAAGTAAAATAGATTTAGAAGATTTTATAATTAGAGTAAAGCCTATTTTAAATAATAGACAAGATTGGACAGGAGAGGTAGATGTGTCTGTGGTTTCTTCTGCTGATAATCCTTTGAGTGATGATGACTATTATGGTGTGCTAGAGTTTTGTAGAGTTATGTGTGCTACTGTTCCTCTGATGGAAAAAGATGACGATTTAAGAAATAAGGCAATAGAGTGGATAGAAAAAGAAGATAAAATGTACCATAAAAATAATTCTAAAAAAGGAAAAGTAGTTGACAAACATGATAATGTTGTGGTATTGTCTTTTGATTCTGAAACTAAAGGTAATTCCTAGTGAAATACAGAGAAATGATAAGACAAAAATATAGTGAGGTTTATGAAAATATGAAAAAGAAACAAGCACAAGAACAGTCAGACCACAAACAAACTATGGATATGGTTAATCATCCACCACATTATAATAAATCAGGCATAGAAACTATAGAGGCTATTAAGGCTATGACTGATGATGGATTTGAGTATTATTTACAAGGTAATATTATGAAGTATCTATGGAGATACAGGTACAAGAATGGTGTTGAAGATTTAAAGAAGGCACAATGGTATCTCAATGAATTAATAGACACATTAGACAATGACAATAAAGATTAAAATAATGGCAACATTAGAAGTTGATGAAGAGGAATACCCTGTTCCTTCAGACGGAGATGTTACGGAAGACTTTGAAGAATATATCAATGAGTTATTTCACGATATAGATGGTGTTAGGGTTAGACACATAAAGATATTAACGGAGAATTAAATGCAGAATTACTTACCAACAGACTACCAAAATTTTATAGCACTCTCTCGCTATGCTAGGTGGAGAGAAGATGACCAAAGAAGAGAAACTTGGTCAGAAACAGTAGATAGATACTTTAGTTATATGACTGAACATCTACAGACTAATCACAATTATACTTTGACAAAAGCATTGAAAGAAAAATTAACAGATGCTATTTTATCTTTAGGTATAATGCCAAGCATGAGAGCACTGATGACATCAGGTGTGGCATTAGACAGATGTCATGTGGCAGGATATAATTGTAGTTACATACCTGTAGATAGTCCTCGTTCCTTTGATGAATGTATGTATATACTTATGTGTGGCACAGGGGTAGGATTCTCTGTTGAAAGAGAGAATGTAGATAAACTTCCTATTGTCAATGAACACTTTGAAAAAAGCACTACGACTATACAGGTAGATGATAGTAGGCAGGGTTGGGCAAGAGCATTAAGAGAATTAATTGCTATGTTATATGTAGGACAAATACCCAAGTGGGATACTTCACAGGTTAGACCTGCAGGTGCTAGACTTAAAACCTTTGGTGGCAGAGCAAGTGGTCCTGCTCCATTAGAAGAACTGTTTGAGTTTTGCATTGAAAAGTTTAAAGGTGCAAAAGGCAGAAGATTATTTCCTATTGAGTGTCACGACATTATGTGTAAAATAGGAGAAGTAGTAGTCGTGGGTGGTGTTAGACGTTCTGCTCTTATATCATTATCTAATCTTGGAGATGACTTAATGCGACACGCAAAGTCAGGTCAATGGTGGGAGAATGAAGGACAGAGAGCATTGGCTAATAACTCTGTAGCTTTTAAAGGTAAACCTGATATGGGAACATTTATGAGAGAATGGACTGCACTATATGAATCTAAATCAGGAGAACGAGGTATCTTTAATCGCAAGTCTGCTAAAAAGAAAGTAGAAGAGAATGGTAGACGAGATTCTAATCACTTCTTTGGGTGTAATCCTTGCAGTGAAATTATATTAAGACCATATCAATTCTGTAACCTAACTGAAGTTGTGTGTAGAGAAGCAGACCATTTAGATATTCTAAAAGAAAAGGTTAGACTGTCTACAATACTCGGCACATTTCAATCTACTTTAACTCGTTTCAAATATCTTCGCAAGGTGTGGAAAGATAATACAGAAGAAGAAAGATTGTTGGGTGTTTCTCTTACAGGTATATTAGACTGTTATTTATTAAATAATGGCAACAAAGAAGCTCTACAAAGAGTTTTATTAGAATTAAGAGATGTGGCAGTAGAAACTAACAAGAAAGTTGCAAAAGATTTAGGCATACCACAGTCTACTGCTATAACTTGCATTAAGCCATCAGGAACTGTATCACAGTTAGTAGATAGTGCTAGTGGTATTCATGCTAGGCATAATGATTATTACATACGAACTGTAAGAGGAGATAATAAAGACCCACTCACACAGTTTATGAAAGAAGCAGGAATACCTGCAGAGCCTGATGTTATGAAGCCTGATAGCACGACTGTATTTAGTTTTCCTATGAAATCACCTACAGGTGCTATTACAAGAACCCAAATGTCTGCCATAGAGCAATTAGACTATTGGTTAATCTTTCAAAGACATTGGTGTGAGCACAAGCCATCTGTAACTGTGTCTGTAAAAGAACATGAATGGATGGATGTGGGTGCTTGGGTTTATAAAAACTTTGATGAAGTATCAGGTATATCCTTCCTACCTTTTAGTGAGCACACTTATAAACAAGCACCTTACCAAGATATTGATGAAAAAGAATATAATGTCTTGACAAAAGCAATGCCATCTGCTATAGATTGGAGTAAGTTACAAGACTTTGAAAAAGAAGACACAACAAGTGGAAGCAAGGAACTAGCCTGTACTGCAGGTGTTTGTGAAATTGTGGACATTGAAGCTAGTTAAGGGAGTATATATGCTAGAGCCTACTATAGAAGACAGAAAGAAGTTTGACCTTGATTTAGAATATGGTAAGGTTAGAGAAAAACTTGTTGCAGATATGTTACAAGGAAAGAAAATAGAAGTAAAAAGTGAAAGGGATATGTGGCAAAGAACAGGCAACATAGCTATTGAATATGAATCTTATGGTAAGCCTAGTGGTATTAATGCTACAGAGGCAGACTATTGGTTTCATAATTTGTGTGTAGGAGATGATATATTTTGCACATTAGTATTTAATGTCAAAAATTTAAAGAAATTGATTGACAATTTAGATTATAAGAAATCAGTTTCAGGTGGAGACCATAAAGCATCAAGGATGTATTTATTAAATATACAAAAACTATTTTCATCTGATGTAATCAAAACATTTAAAGGAGAGTAAATATGCGAGAAATGTTATTAGCAGCATCCAAGTCCTACTATGTAGGCATGATAAATAAACACATATCTAATGTTGAGATATTACTTACTAGGTCAGTGGGTATTGGAGAACATCAAGATATACAACAGGCTATTGATGCAGAGTTAGAAAAGGTATCAGTAGCAGACGATAAACTTAACATGATATTAAAATACTTTGAGAGAAAAAAAGAAGATGAAAAAGAAGAAGAGAAATCCAAGTCTAAGTAAGTATGATGCACCTTTACGTATTCAGTTTGAGAGGGGATTGAATGCGTTTAGGGGTAAGCAATACATAAGAAATGTTGATGGCAATAAAATTATAGCGACTGAAAATCCATATAACTCTAACACCATGCAACATAGAGAGTGGCAGAGAGGTTATAACTTTGCTTACTACAAGCAACTAGAGAAAGTAAAGCAATATGAAGCTAGAAGAGGAAGCTAGAAAGTTTATGGAAGCTAAAAATAAAAGCACTATAACTGCAGAAAAGTATCAAGAAGGTGCAAAAGCTACTGCAATCTATCCAAAGAAAGATGCATTAGCATACCTTG